AAGATTCCTTGATTATTTTTTTTTAATTTTAAGCATTTATCATTATATTTTATTTTATAATTATTATAATCTTGGGGCTCAACAACTATATGAAAATCTAATCTAGCTTTAATCAAAAGATCAGCAGTTAAACAAGTATTGCTCCTATTTTTAGAGATAATATAAATTGGATATAATATATCCATTATTCTGATACATAAGCCAAATCACGCCCCATTTGGTCTTGGTCTTTTTTAGGGTGCCAGAGATATTTTGTATTAGGCGTAATAGTTTGATTAATTATTTTTGCAAAATCACTCACATCTTCCGGTGTATCAAAACGAACTACTATTGTTTGATAAGCATTTAATGCTTCTTGATCGAAATCCGGCAATCCTTTAACTTCTTTTTCTGGTTCAAATGGATTTTTAAGTTCCTCTAAATTGAATCCAGTCAAATCCGCTAATTCTCCTATATCTTCTAAATCAGACATTACTAATTCAAAATCAAAACCAGTTATCTGATTTAATTTATTATCCGCTAATCGTAATGCTTTAATTTGTTTATCCGTTAAGTGGTCCATATGCACTACTGGTACTTCCGCTTCACCAATTAATTTTGCTGCTGCATACCTAGCATGGCCAATAATTATTTCATTATTTACATCTACGGCTATCGGTTGTGCCCAGCCAAATGTTTCAATACTTTTCTTTACTAATTCGATTTGTTCTGGATTATGTACTTTAGGGTTATGTTCGCTTGGTTTAATTTCTTCTAGCAACATCATTTCTATTTGCATATTTTATATTTACTCCTTTCTTTTAATTACAATAATTTTTAATTTTTAACTTAATTTAGGAATATTGGCACGTTTTTGGTCAAGAGCATAAATACGTTGGCATAATTCGCATTTTTCTAAATAAATTTTATACCACTGGTTATTTCTTTCTATCTGTCTTACTCTGCTTTCCGGATCGGTATATGGTCGATAATGTTCCGGGCAATCACAATCACCTGCAATCATCCTACTGAACCATCGGCCGTGCGGACATTTGATCATGCCCTGCTTGCGGTGCAATTCGAGATCCGCCTCAATTAGCGCTCCCAAAGACTGCTCGATCTCCAGCAGCCGCCGCACATCCGCCATCGCCACGCGATTAATGCTACCGCCCAATTTAATCCATTGCGGCTGCTCATTTTTCGGTAAATCCATCAGCCGCCCGATGTTTTCCGCCTGGCTAGACGTAAGCGCAATCATCTGATAATCCCAAGTGATTAGCATAACTTTGCGCTCATAAAGTTGGATAACTTTAGTCATATCGTGGCTGTCCCCCCTTTCTTCTGGATCCGGCCGTTATTTAAATTCAGCAGTTCGCCGATGTAATCAACCCGCTCGCCGCGTGGATTTTTCTGGCGCAGTAAAATTACGGGTGTCATCTTATCTCGCCAAAAATCATCTTTACTCACGTTCGCCATTGCCTGCAGCAAGTCCTGCTTACTGTATTGCTCCAGCCAGTACGCCAGGTTGGTTTCCAAAGGCCGGCTAGCTTTATATTTCGTATGATACATCTTATTCCATACTTCCAAAAACGTGATAGCGAGGCTAGCAATCGTTTCACGCTCGTCATCCATCACCACACCTTCTTTGTAATTATCATCTTTAATATATTTATTATTATTTATTATATTACTATTACTATTACTATATATATGACCCCCCTGGGGGGGGTTACTAACCCCTTCCGAAGGGGTTAATTTATAAACTCCAAAAATATCTGATGGAGCTTTTTCAATCATGCGTCTTCTACCTTCTTTTTGGGCTTCACTCTTGCCAAAATTCTGGTATTTATCATAGTTGACAATCCGCACCCAACTATCCATAAACCTGAATTTACCAGCTTGCTCAAATTTAGTTTTAATCCGTTTAAGCTCGCCTGGTTGAAGTCGTGTGGCAGTCCTAATATAAATTTCCGGCAATTCATATACACCCGCCGTATTTACATGTTCATTACTAATAAAATATAAAAATAATAACTTTTCTTTTATGCCCAACTGGCAGATATAATCATCATGCCAAAATCTAGTATGTAAAATAACAGCGTTCATAATTTATTTTAATAAAATACAAACATCCCGTGTCAAACGGAGGATAATGGTGAACCACCCTAACCGTTAACACGGGATGTTTATATTGTACCAGATTTTTTAGGGTGGTCACCATATTGATTTAATAATACCACACCACTAATAGCATGTAAATAATTATTAGTGGAAAAACAGTTGAAAATACGCCCTTTATACGCAAATATAAGTCATTTTGTGACATTTTATTTACCTAACAAGGCCATTAAATAGATTTATTAACACATATCCGTCAAAATAGTATTTTACGACCTCTATAAAGGTGATATAATGAAACTAATGAATGGTGAACTACAATTAAATTAATTACCACACCGAGGCCATTCATCGGTGTTTTTAATAATTAATAAATTATATGAAGGAATATACCAAAGAAGAGAAGATAGACAAACCAAAAACAGTTTCTACCGGTGACACAATGGAGGCAGCCAACCAGGCTCTACAAGCCGAGCTACAAAATCAAGCAACTAATATCGTTAAAGAAGTACAAGCTTTACTGGCTGGTAAAGCTAGTTTAGAGGGAAAAGTGGTGTTTTACTGGGTCGCCAAAAAATACTTCACGGACCGCAAAACGGGGCAGCCCTACAACCCCAAGGACTGGCTGCTAGACATCCTGGCCTACAGTTCGCTGATCAACCGCCTGGACCTCAATCCCTTGACCGGTGATATAGCGGTAGTGCATTTCTGGAACGACATGACGAAGCGCTTCGAGCCGACTTACATCACTACTATCCAGGCTATGCGCAAGATAGCGCACCGCACCGGGAGGTTTGGCGGGGCGGACGCGCCGAAGATCGTGGAAGACAAAGACGGCAGTATCATCAAGGCGGAGGCCACCGTCTATATTGTCAACGAGAGGGATGGGCAGCGTATGCCGGTGGAGGGGGTGGCTTACTGGGCGGAGTTTGCCAAGAAAGGCAAGGGTGACAAATTCTGGGTAAAGATGCCCCGGCACATGTTAGGTAAATGCGCCCTGGCGCAAGCCTACCGTAATGCTTTTAGCGAGGAGTTTGCGTCAATCTACACGGCCGAAGAATTAAGGCAAGATGAAGCAGAAACAGTGATCTTGCCCTCCCTTGACGATAAGAGCGAGGAAAAGAAAAAGAAGCTCATGGCCAAGGTAGAGAAGGCAGGTAAAAAATAAAATGACTAATTTATCCACAGTAAAGGTAAATTATTATGCTATACTATAAATATGTTTGATCAAAAAATAATAAGAGAAGATAAAAATTATGGCATCGCTAAATTATGCGAGGCGGTAGCAGAATTAGCCACTAAAATAACACGCCTTAATAAATATAATGACGCAGACGAAATAGAAGCAGCAAAAATACAATTAACAAACTTAACCAGACTTATAAAAGAATTGTGGTATGAAGAAAAAAAGTAAACAAATCACGATTGACTTGGAAGAGATAGGCCAAGTTGTTAAACAGGCCGACGAGATATTATTATCACCGGCTGGTGAGCGTAATCTGCTCAAAATTCTGGACGCAGAGGAAGCGTTAAAGGAGTTTCGCCATCAAGCAGAAGTTTTGCTGGAACAGAAAGCTAAAAAAATAGACCGTAATTTTAACATCATCCGAGGGGATGAAGTGAAGGTGCAATACCGCTCTTATGGTACACGGTACAAAGTGGACGAGTCTAACCTGGATAAATTACCCAGGCAGCTCTATAAAAAACTGGTCAGATATAATCCGGTGACGAAAGAGATTGACCGATTCTACGACGAGAACGGAAATCTACCACTAGGGATTATTGAACACGAACGGGAAAAGAAAATTTATATTAACCGAGTGAAAGGAAGCAAAGATGAGTGAAATATTTAGAGCTACGCCTTCAATCATCTGCTCTTGGATGGGCGGATATAAAGACGACGTGGTACGAGGTTACTTCAAGCTGCTTGACCAGCCCACGCCAGCTATGCTTGAAGGCAAGAAATGGCACACCACCTTTGAGGAGTGGGTTAACCAGCACCAACGCTGGCCATTGCAATTCGATCCAGACGGCACTATGCCAGCATTTATCAATCCCGTGACGGAAAAGAAGTGGGTCCATCGCCTACTGGACTGGTGTGACTTAGTCGGGAAAATCGACTTGTATTGCGAGAATGGCGGCGGACTGGTGCTAGACTGGAAAACAGGCAAGACGCCCGCCTCGTCTCACCTCAATAGTGCACAGACGGGAATATATGCCCTGCTACTTACCGCCAAAGGCATTCCGGTAAAGAAAGTAGGGATAGCTCACTATGATGCGAAAAAAAAGAGAGCCGACACGGCCTATCGGTGGGTCACTAAGGCATTGATCAGCGAGGCGTTCGAGACGGTCGAGACGGTAGCGTCGGAAATTCATAGTTACTTTCAAGCAAATGGATTTTATGAAGCCTATGGAGAGAGTCGACGTAAGTATTACGCCCAAAGGGAAGCATTATGAGCCCGTCATTATACCACGCAAAATCAAAAACCTATAGGCGCAACGTAGAATACCGTGGTGACCGGGTCAGAAGAGGCATAGCAGAAAGCAGGGGCGAGATGGCATTATTGTTCAGTTGCTATGAGTCTATGTCCGGTAATGACTTAGACGCCATACCGGAGCCGGTGCAGAAGTGGTTTAAGAATGGTACCGCCAAGTTAGTCAAGTGCCAAAAGTGCCAGAGGATAATAGTGATGCAGAGAAAAATATGGAGAAGATTCGGTATGCCTATGATAAAAATACACGGAGAATACTGGTGTAAAGGGTGCCATATAAATATACCAAAACATCAACGGATATGGGAGCGATTGGCGGATAATAAAAAACGTCAAGTAATCTACCAGAAACTCTATAACGGAATGATTAAAGGGATAAATAAAGGTAATGCCTTTCAAGGCCAGACGCACGTCAGGCAGATGACGCCGGATGAGCGGAAAATGTACGGATTACCAGAAAATAATGGTTAAATACTACAATATATTATTAATATTTGTCCAATCCATAATAACCTTAATAAAGGTAAAATACACTGGACAAATAAATTTGGTTGTGATATAATAGAAATAACGATAAATTATCTGTTCCTTACAAACCACATAGATACCCCCCTCCCTGCTGGGAACACGCTGCATCGTAGCGGTGTAGGCACTGTTTTAAACAGTGTTTGGGTAAGTGGATTTGGGGTAAAGGATGGGAGAATAGCCCGAAAGGGTTGCGTATCCCACCTAGTAACCCCGGCGACGGCCCGCCACTTACTCGTGACCGCCCAGCCGAGAGGGGAGTATTAAACAGCTAATTATTAACCAACCAAAGGAGGTGACTTATATGAAATTAGGTATTTGGGGGGAACGGATAGTGTGGCTGATGGCGGCTGGATTGATAGTTTATGGAGCGGTCTTCGTCACCAATTATGTACGCGATCATGAAGTTTATCGCGTGACTGCCACGAAATGTTCCACCGATCAAAGTATCCTGGGACAAGAGATTGATCAGCTTAAAGCTGAATTGCAAAAGAAGGAAATGGACATTGATAACTTAAAAACGTTACCAGCAAGGTAAGTAGCCACCAAGCTGGTGAGTATCTTACTCGTGGCACCTGGTATGATATGGACGTGACGGATAATGAATACGAACTGTTGATGAGGGAGTCCGGGTTAAGAACCAAGGTCAAGAACCAAGGCAGTACTGCCAAGGGAATTTGGCAAGGTACATTGGGAACACGGATTGCTTATGCTAATATGCACGGCTTTGATCCAGAGACAACTAACGACAGAGAGCAGTTGATCATGTTCCGCTCTTACTACCAGATAACTTACAGTACAGCCAAGCGGGCGCTAGACTTCCAGAAGGCTACCACGAGCATGCAGGTAGAATTAGCTCCTCCTGATTTGCGGGCTAAAGCGCAAGACTGGATCAATAAAGGCTATAAGGGGTATTAGTTCATTAAACAGCAAGGGCCAGACGCGGAGATGGGGTTAAAAGCCTTTTCAACATCGGCTAGCCGCCACATCTCCACCCCTGGCCCTCGCCAAAAACTTTCAATAATTTAATATGGCATACAATATACCAATTAAAATAAATAATAGCGACCACGATAAGTCATTAGCTATAACCAAGGCTGAGCTGATTAAAAATGTAACCACAAAAAAGGGATTGCATTACTGTCATGAGTGTAACGGGATCGTTAAACTGTACCCGAGAAAATTCAACGCTGGTATGGCGAAGACGCTAGTTAATATGCTTAAAGTTGAGACTTCTCGGCAGGACTTGCTTGACGACAAGGGATACATGGATGTGCAAGCCGTGTTTGCCAGGATTTTCAAAGTTAATGCCAACAGACTCGATTATTCGCGTCCTAAAGTTTGGGGTTTAATTGAGCGCCGAGAAAGATTATGGGAGGAGAAAAAAATGAAAAACCCCCCGAAAGTAGCCGGTATGTGGAGGTTGAATGAATACGGACGGGAAGTTGCCAAAAACCACATTCGCATCCAGAAGACAGCCGTCATTTTCAGCCCGGGCGATGTGTTAGTAGGATTTGAAGGTGAATACATCACGATAGCTAATGCCTTCAAGGATCCCTTTAATTATGAAGAGTTAATCAATAAACCAGTAGAAGGCCAGAAAGGGGGTGATACTTATGATTGCGATAAAAAAAGCGATGAGTCCGACCGAGGAAAAGCAGAGTAAGAATGAAGATGGTATGACATTTCCGGGAGCAATGGAAGTGGTTAGTCGAGGCGGCAAAGTGCGGAGGCTAGAGTGGGAAGACCGAGAGATATACTGCACGATGCACGAACACCGATTAAGTGTGATGAATGAGAAGCACCAGATGGCAGAGTGGATCATTAGCGACGGAGACATGGAAGGCGATGATTGGGTGGAAGTTTAATTTAATACATAATCTATAACGAGAGGAGGTGAATAGGCAATGAATATAAAACATAAAAAGCCCAGCTATATTGAACTAAAGGCATTCCGATCTATTGATGATAAGGTAGCCAAGCATGTGGCAGCTATGTGCTCCAACAGCAGATGGGCGCTAGATTTTTTGCGGATGATGCGCGACGCCGGCTACGGGTTCAACATCAAGTACTTAATGAAAGTACAGGAGACTGGAGTGATTGGCGAGACTGATATGGTGCAGCTTTGCAGGGCAATCCGTTATTGCTACGGAATAGCTCCTAGCCCGCTATGACTATCACGTTTGAGGGGATAGTGGCGATAGTGCAGAAGGCTAACGATGAACTGCAGGGGCATATAGTGAGGCACGAGCAGGAACTGAAGCGGTCATTGACCGAAGAGGAAATCAATAGCCTGATCCATTGCACCATGTGCAGCGAGCCGAATGGTGATTGTACGCATGGTGAATAATCCAACTAACTAACCTAAATTATGGATGAACAAACTGACATCTTAAAACTAAAGGTCGAACTCCAAGAAATAACAGAAATAGCAAAAGAGGCTCTAGCCGAGGTAAGGAAAAGGGATGAGGTAATAAATAAACTGATGTCGATGACGCAAGACTTAATTAAACAATTAAAGGAAATAACTAATATAACATCATGATTGGGAAACTGATAATAACCATGATCGCCCTGATCCTATTCTGGCCGCTCGGGGTAGTATTAGGGCTTTACTTCTTGTTTCGAGAGATGAGGAAGGCAAGTAAGTATGAATGAAAAAACCATCGAGGAGCAGATTTTTAATCTGATTGAGCCAGCCCTAAAAAAAGGAGCGGAAGGCAAGTGGAACAGATACAGGACTTCCAGGGGGAGCAAAACAAAAATCGGTTTGCTGTCCTGCATGAGGAAAATAATCGACGAAGTAACCATGAAAGTAAAAATGCCATGATGACGCTGATCACCGGCCACATGGGATTTATTGGTAATGAGCTGGGCAAGCAATTATCCCACATTGGTTTAGACCTAAAGGAAAAAAATAATATCCTATTATGTGACTTGCCGCCAGCCAAAACTATTATTCATTTGGCAGCTCAATCAAGAGTACTGCCGTCAATCGAAGATCCAGTGTATGACGCTGAAACGAATATCGTTGGCACAATCCGGCTTGCTAAGCAATACCGAAAGGCGCGGTTTATCTTCGCCTCATCAGAGGGGGCAATCCAAAAAAAAATCACGTCTCCCTACGGCTTATCGAAATCATGTGCCGAAGAGTACATCAAACTCTTGCATGATGACTATGTGATTCTGCGGTTTCCGAACGTCTACGGTAGGCCGTGGAGCGGCAGCGTGATCGATAAGTTCATCAACGGCCCGGTGGTCATAAACGGTGACGGCACAGCTACGCGAGATTACGTTCATGTGGACGACGTTGTGCGGGCGATAAAGATGGCGGTAGATTGGCCAACCGGAACATACCACCTGGGCAGCGAGATCTATTATGGCGTGCTGGAGCTAGCTAAGGCCACTGGCCAGCCCTACACATTCGGTCCAACTATAGAGGGAGAGCAACAGCACACAGAGACGAAAAATACCACCCCTAACTGGCAGCCGGAAATTGACGTCATTGATTACATCGTCCGGCATAAAATCAAAAGTGGATAAATGCGTTTAACACTATTACTTATTTATGCTATACTAAGGTTATTATGATAAACCCAGAAGAAAAGTTGACTAAAGAAATGGATACAATCTTAACACTAAACAAAGCTGATGATGAAAAGAATAAATCTATAGCCACTAATACAAAGAAAAAACAATACACTATAAAACTTTGCGAATTCTATGCCTTTGGAAGCGAAACAACAATATTAGAAGCAAATAACGAAGAAGAAGCTATTGATTTAGCAAGGGAATTATACCCATCTGCTGAAGGTTATGTAATTATAAAAATAAAAGACTTATGACCAAGAACATAGAGGAACTAAAGAGAGAGGCGTGGCATAACCCTAATTGCCCTGCGACAGATATTAAAACACCTGCTGATAAGGAGTTTGAGGTTTGTGACTGCTTGTATAATTGGGCAATGGAGGCCATAGACCTCGCCACTGAAATAGAGAGGAAACGTTGTGCGGAGATTGCGAGAGTAAAGGGTGAAGCTAACCCTGTAGATGGTCATTTATTCTTTGAACTCGCCACCGCCATAGAGAAGGAGGATGTATGACCAAGAACATAGAGGGAGAGAAGACACCCTGCCAAACTTGCCAAGGAGATGGTGTTATCCCGATAGGAGAAAACCTAGTATCTCTTGATATGGCGATAGACGCTGGGGATAGAAGTATGGAAAGGATGCGCCATAGTTACGCATACGGTCCTTGTGAAGATTGTGAAGGAACAGGAATAAAGCCATTAACCCTATGACCCATAAGCACACAAAAAAATCAGGAGATAACAGCGAGAGAGTAAAAATGGTTGGTGAAATAAAACGCCAGACTGTTAAACAAATACTTATTGCCGCTTATTGTGTCGGATGGGAAATGGGAGTTAAGGGGTACAAACTGACCCACGAACAAGTAAAAGAGCACTGGTCAAGATTAGATAAATTATTAACTGAGGAAACCCTATGACCACTAACACAGAGGGGGAGAAGAAATACCAAGTAATATACGCTGACCCACCGTGGAGTTATAACGACAAAATGAGTGGACATTCTTTTTCCCTTGATCACGAATACGAAACTCAAGATATTGAGTGGATTAAAAATCTTCCAGTGAACAATATAGCGGGGAAAAATAGCTACTTATTTTTATGGGCAGTATCTCCACAACTACCAGAAGCGTTGCAAGTAATAGAGAGCTGGGGATTTAAGTATAAAACAGTTGGTTTTTGTTGGGTAAAAGAATATAGGGAAGGAGGGTTGTTTGTTAAGAACCTTGGTAGACACACTATGGGCGGAATGGAATTACTTTTACTTGCCACTAAAGGTTCGCCACAAAGAGTAGATAAAACTATTCGGCAAATCGTTTTTGCTCCCAGGGGTAAACACAGCAAAAAGCCAGGGGAAATAAGAAATAGGATAATAAAACTAACAGGAGATTATTCCCGTATTGAGTTGTTTGCGCGACAAAAAACCGAAGGCTGGGATGTATGGGGTAATGAAGTAGAAAGCGATATAGTTCTATGACCACTAACACAGAGGGGGAGACATGCAAACACTGCGGCAGAGACATCGCTATTCGTAACCCTAAAGGATACTGCGACCACCTACGATACCCAGAAGCCTGTGAGGTGTGTAGCACCCATAAGAACATAGAGGGGGAGAAGTTTACCGACAATTATTTTATGGCAACTAGCGGGAAAAACGATATTCGCAGAAAAGACATCAAGAAAGCGATTATCCAAGCCACTGAACTAGAGAGAAAGCGGATACTTAGCGAAATAGACAGCTTAAAAGGACAAAAACATTTATGTGAAAGTCCTGAAGGTGTTAAGTGCGAGTATGAAGATGCTTTGGACTATATAAAGAAGATAATTATACCCATAGAAATACCATTATTCAAAGGCACAAAAGAGCAATTAGATAATTTACATCTATGACCTAGATGTAAAAAATGTAATAAATAATTTATTAACTAATAAAATAATATGAAAAATGTACTAGAAACAGTCACTATTAATAATATAGAATACGCCCCAGCAAATGAGAAAGCAGAAAAAATAAATGGACTAGAGTATTGCATTGTCCGCACTTATTCCGCCGGAGTATTTGCCGGATATGTGAAAGAAAGAAAAGGTCAAGAAGCAACTTTGTTAAAAGTTCGTCGTCTCTGGTACTGGTCTGGGGCAGCATCCCTTTCTCAGTTATCAGTTGATGGTGTAAGTAATCCTGGAGATTGTAAGTTTCCAGTAGAAGTAGAACGAGTTGAGCTGACTAATGTCATTGAGGTTTTACCAGTAACTAAAAAGGCTCAAGAGAGTATTGCTAATGTAAAAATATGGCAGATATAACTGCTCAAGATATGCATGGCGATGGCTTTGGCGATGGCTCTGGCTCTGGCTCTGGCTCTGGCTCTGGCTTTGGCTCTGGCTATGGCTATGGCGATGGCTATGGCTCTGGCTCTGGCTATGGCTCTGACTCTGGCGATGGCGATGGCTCTGGCTCTGGCTATGGCTATGGCTCTGGCTCTGGCAATAGCTATGGCTATGGCTATGGCTCTGGGTAATTAACATTTAACCTATGACCCATATGAACGAGGGTGAGAAGAGACTAAGAGGTATTTGGCAGATGATAGAAGACGCATTAAAAATAATATTTGGTGCTTTAATATTTATTTCTCTCCCGATAATTCTATTAATCTTAGCTGGATACACTATTTCAATAATGAAGTTTTTAACCCTATGACCAAGAACATAGAGGGGGAGAAGAAAGACGAAGTTACAATTAGAAGGCAAGTAGCTTGCCCTGTATCTCACCAAAATCTTATGTACTGCCAGCAATGTGGATGGGGAGTTATGAATCCAGGGAAAAAGGATGACTGCCAAGAAAAACTAGCCCACCTGGAAAACTTTTATAAGAAGTTCGCTCAAGCTGAATATGACAGAGGTGTATGGGATGAGCGGAACCGAATGTTAAAGGATTTGCCGGAGGAAGGAATAAAGTGGATGCAGGAAGGACACAATAAAGACAGAAAAGGATATACCGAAGGCTATAACCGTACCCTCCAAGAAATTAAAAAAATAATAATTAATCCTTATGATAATTAAAATAATCAGACAAAATCTATTCTGCCGGTGGGGATGGCACTGGACAAACTTAGACGTAACCTATGACCGGAGTAAAGGATATAAAATGTTGTTGTGTGAAACGTGTCAAACTATGAGAAAAATAATGAACAAACAAGTTAAGCCCCGTTCTGTATGGTAGACAAACAAACCAAAGCAAAAGAAAAGTTAATAGAAAAGATGAAAAAGGACTTTACGCCAATCGCTGCTAAGGTCTTTAGAAATGCCCGTAATGATGGTTACCGGCAAGGCGACTGGATTAACTTTGCAGCCGAACAGGTCACTGATGTCTTAGTAGATAACATTTTTGGGATACTTCACTCAATGGCTGTTAAACAGGAAAAGATAGAGGCGGAAGCCAGAAAAAAGGAGGTGTTGAGCGATGGCAAAAAAGACTAAAAGTAATTCAGATAAAGATAGGCGTAAAGTGCAATATGAATATTGCTTAGAAGAACTGGACAAGTGTTTTGAAAGGATGATAGATAATTTAGGGAACAGGAAGTATCTAGTCGGATATAAAGGGAGAATTAAGAATATCTTAAAAGCGTTAGTTTAATCATTTACTAACTTTTTATGGATGCCCACAAAAAGGTTAAGAAGGGAGGTGAAATATGGATACAACGAATAAAATTGTGTTAGTAGTTCTAATTATACTAGCTCTAGTATTTGCGGTGGTGGTATTTGCGTCTACATCTATAAAATATACCCACACTTTCAAGTTAAGGCCGGGAACTTACTGCCTTACTAACGGCTATGATATAACTGGCAACAAGCTCAAAGTGACGGTGAAGCTAGTTGACGGTGAATGTGTAGACGCGGGGGATACGATTATTATTTAGGGCAGTATATTACTGCCTCTCCCTATTGTGTTCGTGCTACTTGGGATGGATAGCAGGAACACAACAAGGGGGATTAGCGATAGGCACCCTCCCCCTGGTGTTTAATCGCTTCCCCAGGGGCGTGTAATAGTTTTAACGGGGAGTGCAAATCTCCCCCACGTCCACATGAGTCCTATAGCCATCACGGCTGAACAAGTTACCTGTCATCATTGTTTTTGTGAGACAAATTACAAGGGTCAAATATGCTGTCATTATCCTAATTGTCGCTTGACATACCACGACTATTCAGTTTTGAATAGTATGGATGAACGAGCACGAAATATATCGCCAAATAAAGAGAGAAAGAATGGGATGTCGGAGGGTAAGGGATATGAGTAATATCGCACCTACTACCGGCGCCTGGGAATTAGCACGTCAAAAATTCTCTAAAGAACATAAAATAGAAGTAAAGATGAAAGTAGTTTGTGTTTGCAGCCATGACAAATACCATCACAGGCTACTTGAAGAGGATGAAACATCTGACGGTACGATGGCCTGGGGCGCGTGCTCTAATAAAGATCAATGCGGTTGCGAGTATTACGAAGAGATGGATTGGAATACCATCAAGCAACCATATTGCGGGAGCCAACAAAATGGTGTATTATCTGCTTAACTATGATAAATATAAAACATTTTTCTAAAGTAATTGCTGACGAAGTAGGAGTGGACAACGCACAGGTAATTGCGGTTATCAACGCGGCAGTAGAACGTGTGGTGAAAGGAGTCGATGATGGAGAGATAATTAACATCTCCAAGCTGGGACGTTTCTGGAAAGTGATAAGGAAAGGACGGAACTGCCGTAATCCAATCACTAGCGAACCGATGCGGTGGGAAGATGTACCTATGGTTAGATATAGCCCGGCTAATAAATTCACCAAAACTATTAGAAAATAAGTATGGCTGGTTTTCACTGGCCGACGCCATTAGCAAACAAATACCGTGCTCGCTCCACTTATTACTGTTTGCATTGCGGAAAAACTTGTTTACCTAACCCTCAATTCAATAAACAAGGCCATCGTTTAACAACCCTCTGTCCGGCGTGCGGACAATATGCTCAATTCTTTTCGTCAAATTTAGAGTTCACCCGTTATCTGGATTTACATAACTTAGAAATATACGGGGACATAAGCGATTTAGAACTACAACCAAGATTTCCGATTAAAATAAAAAACCCTCAAGGAGTAGAGATATTAGTGACTACTTACGTCGCTGATTTCCGTTATAAAAATAAAGAGGGTAAAGAAGTAGTAGAGGATGTTAAAGGTTTTAAGACTGCAATTTACCGTCTGAAAAAGAAACTCGTTAAGGCTTATTACGGAATCAGCATTTTGGAGACTTAATACTTATAATGCCACCTCTCCAACTATCTTAGCCGGGTCGACAATTCTTCCAACCCCCTGGGGATGTCCGCCTTCAACAATACTGACTGCCTGCCCCTGATCATTAACCCTGATTTTAAGTACATGCCCTGTGGCGCTTTCATTAGTTTTGACTACTCGCTCCAGGCCGGGATAAAGATGGATAAGTTTGGTTGGAATAGTCCTGGCAAATCCATCCTTAGTTACCCGTTTGTTAGGCAAAACGCCGGCATTCTTTAGTGTTTGGATGCAGTTGCCAGGATTAGCAGGCTTTTTAGGAGTAAGGTCAGCGCTAGGATCGTTTTTAAGGGCTGTTTGCTTGCTGGATGGAATATATAGCCTGTTTTGGTTTATGTCACTGTTTTGGGCCATTTCCGCTTGATTGCGCTGGTGTTCTGGGGTAGTGATGGGATCCAAATAGGCCACAATATACTGATTCGACCATTTTCCTTTGATTCTCGATATTTGTCCGTCTTGGCTGCTTGCGGCTGGCAGGGGATAAAGAAGTCCAGGAATTATCAGCAACGAGACGATCTTGTTGAGTTTGATAATGATGGATTTTCACTCTATCACATAAACAAAAGAAGCGGTTGCGTCCCGCTTCTCAAGTATTGTTAGATAACCTTTATATTGTCGTTAATATAGACATTTTGATTAATTTTGGCTTGTGGATAAATCAAAATCCTCCGGTTCTGTTCTAGCAACTGCCATGTTTTTTTCAATCTCTGACTTCCTGACTTCACGTTGATCGTTATACACGCTAGTCAATCCCGCTACCAGCGAAGCGAAGGAAAACATACTCTGCCATGCCTCCGGCAACGCTATAAATAAGCCAAAAAATACCGATGATATGACTAGAGCGGCTACCGTCGGGTATGATTTAACAAACCACAACTGCGATGCTTCCTTAACCACTTGACGCACCAACGGGACCAAACCTAGCAATCCTGCATTTTGCACTAAATCTACTATCTCTATCTCCATAAGATATCACCATCCCTTCCGTCTCTTACCGCCACTGCCTGGATAACACACGGGACAAATATACTTCCTGCCTTTCGGCTGTATTGTTCCGCAAATATCACACTTAATTAATTTTTTAGTATAATTTGCCATATATAAGGGGCCGCAAAACTTAATAATCCAACCGCACCCATGAATATCCACATATATTTCTTTAGCTGCTCATCGGTATCTTGTAGGCGGCAATGCTCGTCATTGTGAGTTTTGACGTAAGCTTCGTTTGTTTTAATAAAATCCTCCATTCGGCGATCAGCAGCCTTTAATAGACCTAGAATATCCCTGTTCTGTAAAAGTAAGTCCGTTAGTTGTTTGTTCATGGCATCTTGTTGGTTTTCTAATCTTGTTAATCTTGCATCCCTAAGGTCATTATCTTTGGTGACAATCTGACGTATCTTTTCCACTTGCTGTTCTGCTTCCATATCATATATATTTTTCTTTCATCCTTTGCCACTCCTTGTTACCGATTACATTAAATGTTACTCGGTCTATCCCCCATACTCTAATAGCCCAGTAATCCATCTTATCTTCAAGGTCAACCTGGCCGGTGATCTCATATAATTCAATTCGGCGCCAGAATACTAGCCAGTCACCCAGCGCTGGCTTGCGCTTCCACACTCGCTCGAATGTGGCGATAACTTTTTCTTTAGTTAAAGGCGCGTCTTCATAAGAATAGGTCTTGAGCCACTCACTCGGATTGATCCAGCGTTTGGCTACCTGGTCCCACACGCCGAAATGCAGATGATCCCCGGTAGAGTTGCCGGTTGAGTCTCCGTAAGCAAATACCTGCCCTTTCTGGATAATTTTACCGATGGTTTTGATTCCGATTGATTGCAGATGGGCGTAATAAAGTAAATAGCGGCCATCCAGTGTAGCAGCTTTTACCAGGTTTCCGTAGGACCCTCCCCAGCCTGCAAAGGTTAACTTTTGGGGGAGTGGAGAACGGATATGTGTGCCGCGCGCAATACTAAAATCATCGCCCCTGTGCATCGTCCCAGCCAACTGCCGCAAGCTGGCGATATTCCGCCATGACCAGGGATACCTGGCTCCGAATGGAAACGACAATCGGTATGTCACGCCTGCTAGAGGATGCTGTGGTTTAACCATGAGTAAATAATAGTGGAAATAACCTTACTTGACAATAAACGCCCCGACTGTATAACGGGGCGTAATAGTAATATCCGCCAGGTAAGTTCTCGTTCTTAAAAATATAAGGGTTTGAACCAGAACTCCCGTAACCAGATTTACTATTTACATTATACAAAAAAAAATAGCCACTTCCTAGTAAGCTGGCTATCTTGATATGTTTGTACTTTTTAATCCTTTAAATTGTTTTCTACGCCTATAAACGAACATCTAGGGATAAGGGCATGTTTATTGTATCACAAAAGAAAATGGGAAGCGAGCTAGACAGACCTTTATGGGAGATGGTTTGGTTGTTGGCTGTAGCTGGCTTCCCTAAGAGTGAAAGAACAAACGACGAATATGTGAATGATTATAGTATACATCATTTCACGATTTGTGCATAATCCTGTCAAACAAAGCCAAGTGGTTCCTTCTGTCTTCCCTATTCCTCCAAAGACTTAGCATAATGGCGTTAATATCTTTGACGTCTTTTACTTCCTTTCTGCAAGTTTGGCATACACCGGCAGCGATAGATTGTTTGGAGAAGACGCCTGACATGCCTAGCTCGTCTGAAACAAAAAACGCGAGACAGCTTACGCAGCGTTTTTCGCTTTCCATGTTGGTCTCCTTGTGAAAGAACGGATATATTATAACACCTTTATCCACAGTCCGGTGACAACAAAGTGTCACTTTAACAACATTTTTCTATGCAATCATGGGCCTATCATCCACTTGTATCCTGGATATCTCTTGAGTGGACATATCATCATTACTAAATATAACTGCACCCATGCCGTACCCGGCCTTTCCTGCCGCCGTTATACTACTGTCAGTGACGCTGACTTTCTTAACCTCATTGACCACGGCTTGTATTGTAGTGCCCCTTACCTCCAGCCTTACAGTATTACCATTGCTGACGATGGCTCCCTGGTCTGATCCAAGAGCTACCAAACCGCCTGCTAGCGTAAGTTTATACATCTGAAACACAGATGCATTAAAGCGCAGGGCATAATAATGGTTGGCATCCTGCACGCGTACTGCCAAAATATGCGGATCATCCCCGGTATCAGCAACTACCACATCTACCTCGACACCATAACTAGCCGTATGGTATGTCCCATCAAGCGTATAAAGCACGCCATCGCTAAGTGTCCCTATTTCTTTTACGACCGTATCGATTTCTCCACCGCTATCCAACACTTTTAGTGTACTGCCGACACCTACCTGTATAAGTACAGTATAACCAGTTCCTACTTGCGTTGGTGTCCAGCTTGCCAGTGTCGAGTCAAAGCTAGTATTAAAATCATCAAGGAAAATGTCCACCGGGTTGGATGGAGACGCCGACGGTGAAGCCGATGGGGATTTACTGGAACTGGGCGAAGTTGAAAAGCTGACTGACGGTGATTTGCTCAGGCTTGGAGACGTTGACGGGCTCTTGGAAGGTGATTTAGACGGCGACTTCGACGGGGATTTGCTACGCGATTTCGACGGACTCTTACTCGGCGACTTTGACGGCGAGTGGCTAGCAGACGGACTGATTGATGGAGACTTGCTGACGCTTGGGCTGTAGCTCGGGCTCTTGGAGGGCGACTTGGATGGAGAATGGCTAGCGCTGGGGCTGACACTAGGGGACTTGGAAGGCGAAGCTGACGGCGAGGCTGACTTGCTGGGGCCGGAATATGTTATTGCAGACATAGCGTCTGTCTCTTGCTTGTCCAAACGCCGCTTTATATGGTCTATCTTACTTTCAATTTGCGGGTGCTGTAGTGACAGCTCTAGCTCGACATGGTCTTTGCGGTACACGGTGCGCACGATAAACATATTTTCTGTGAGTAGGTCGTTTATCTCCGGCGGAAGATTCATGATCCGACAGGTATCTCCCGGATCAATATTTTCAATGCCGCCACTGTATTTATCATTGACAATCGCCGATACCTTCCGCAATGGCGGTTTATATACTTCTAAATAGGCGTCGCCAATTTCACTGGCGGTAGTTTCGTCAGGTACATTATATTCAGTAACTACCAATGCGCGGTTTCCGTAAGAGCCGACTGTTGAACCCTCGCGCATACGCACGTTACCCCCGGCATTATACTGGACAAAAATCTGATTATTGGACGCCAACAAATCCTCGGTTAGCACGGGAAACTCGTTTACGTCCAGTCCATAGGTGAATTCATGGTCGGCAGTGGTCGAGGCTTTTTTGAAATGAAAAACATTGTCACCCTTAACTAACCAGTGCCAAATTCTGTTGGTGTCAAAGGCCAAAAACACGCAGCGCTGCAGGGACTCGCCAGCCAGTTGCAGTTTAAACTTGTCTTGCACATTATCGGTGCTATCCTCAACCGTGCCGGTAGCTTCGTCAACCGGCCAAAAACCGTCCTGCACCTGCACCTTGTCGAGTATGTCTGATACTATCGCGCTCGCTTTAGCCGCGCTAACGCCAGTAAAATCCATGACAATCGTGTCATCATTGCGGTATAGCATTTCCCATAGCCGCGAAGCGTGCCCATAAGCGTTTACCACAACCCGATTATCATCGGGACGCAGATTAATCGTGCGCTGTGGTATGTAACCCGAAAAGTATGTCAATCCCTCTGACCCCGTGTGGGGACTGGCAACTATAATGTCAACCCTGTTCATCAGGCTTGTTTCGCCCCTTCCAATCTCGTTACTGAGTATGTTGGTATTGAGCGTTACCTTCATGCTGCCGTTTACCTCGCGCATGATCTCGTCAAAATCCCATAATTCGGTCGCTTGCACAAACCTGCCAGTCCACTCGTATATCTTGACTATGTATCTTTTATCAAGTGGCATACCGTTAAACTATCCCGTAATGGGATTCATAATATGAAATGTCAATGTCCACATTGAAGCTGGATGGTAGCGTGGTCCATAGTTTAAACCACAGGTCTTGCGCTGCTGGGGTAGTATCATCCCATGTTGATCCACCATCAGCCGACTTTTCAAGCGTGCCATTGGCATATCCGCCACTAATATATTTTCTCACCTCGTAATAGTTATCTGCGTCCCCACCAGTCTGCTTGATGACCAAGTGATAAACGGTTGCTGTCGACAGCGACGGCGCGGTCGCAAACTCCTTGATTATTTGCGCAAATGAAATGGGTACGTCGGCCTCGGCGATGGTCAGTGTGCCGTTGATCACCGCCGACCCGCTTGGGTCGCCAGCACTGTCAGTCTCAATGCGGACATTGAGGTCTGTGTTGGCTGTAGCCACTGCCATAAATTTCACGTTATCGATCAGCAAATAATTGGGGCCGGTACCCGGCATCTGTGTGGCCAGCGCCCAGAAGTATATGTTGGCTGGCATGCCACCGCTAGCCTTGGCCGTGAACCTATAGGCGCCGTTAAAGTAAACTTTAACCGCCCCGGATTCGACCAGTATCTTTACCGTGCCTGCTGATGTACTCTCGGTGCTACCGCCGCCACTAAACGCGCCGCCGGTCTCCCACCTGCTCACTCCAGTAGCGTGCTCACTCTTTATGCGAATATAATCAGTGCCGTTTGTGATCCCGCACCGCCGGTCAATGCCCTCCTGCCCGCCCCCAACCCAGTAAAAATAAAACTCAACGCCAGTAACCTGGTCGCCGGATGGATAACCGCTTGGCGTCTTACCATCGCTAGTCAGCACCGACTGCTGTCCGATGGCGTTTAACTTAGCGCGGCCGCCGCTTACCGTGACATCACCCTCCTTATTCCAGTGCGTGGACTGTATGCTGCCACTACTAAAGTCATCATATATTTGCAGTATCTCCCCTGCCACTTTTCTGATATATAGGGCTATCTGCCCAATGCTTTCGTTACCGCAGGTAAACTCTTGCGAAATCCAGTTATTGCCGTATACCCCCTCCACGTCATCATAGTTGGTCTGCTCTTCGGTCACATTATTTGTACCTGCCACTGCAAACTGCCACTCATTCAATCCGGGGAGAAAAGTCGGGAAAATTCCATCAAATGCTATCTTGGTCGTGTTAAGCCGGACTTCTTTCTTTTCATTGTCGATGTAAACTGTATCGTTATCGGTCATGCTCAAACCGTCAACCGTGATCTGCTCGTTAGTAGTTGTATTGGTAAACGTGAATGCAGTTATAGTGCTAACAGTATCGAAGGTGATGGCGATGATGACATCCGGCGCGACCGTGCCGCTTATCGTCACGCTGTCAGTCTCTGGTGTGCCGGTTATATCGGCAAAGCTGACTGTTGTCTGTTGGACGCTCCTGGCTATACCTGTGGGGCAAAAAAAAGCGGCGGTAAAGGGCATCCATGCCACGGTTTCTGGCTCTTCGTCGGGAAACAGCGTCTCTGGATTTAGCATAATTGCGTCATCATAGACCCATGTCCCATCCTCGTTCTCGAATTGCAGGTCGGCGACCGGAAGCCCCCCCTTATCCTCGGCCATCAATCTTTGCTCCATATCCCGTATGCCAGTCACCAGGTTAGCGGCCGAGCTTTTTAGCATAATTCCGCTAATCATTACCGTCTTACCCTTGCGGCGTGACCGCAATATAGTCATGCCGTGCGAGCCAGCGCGACCAAGTATGGTCAGGTCACGTTCGGCTGGAGACATTTCGCGCATCCTTGAATTATAAATACCGCTCCCCTCATCAAAGACGAACGTGCCAAATTGGGGTGTTTTTGCTGGCATAGTATTAACTTATCCCAAATTCGCGAGCTAGGCTCTTGCCGCCAAGATACTCTTCGACTTTGCGAAGTAACGCCTGCAAGTCTATGTCATTGCGCACAGTAACATTAAAAGTGACATTCTGCGTGCCGATGGTCTTATCTCTATGTGTGGGCAATACTGTTTCTCCACCATGCGCCACTATTAACTGTGGTGAACCGATTGGTCCAGCAACTATTCCTCCACTATCGTGTTGTGGTAACATATCGGCTGGAAACATCATGCCTTCTCCACCATAAATACTTTTTCCTTTTTTATCTATGCCACCTAATTTATCTAATATCTCACTTGATTTTTCCCAGACAGACCATAAAGTATTAAAACCTTCTGTTAAACCTCGTACACCACCCATTAAAACATCAATGAATTTAATTAATACTTTAATAGCTGGTACTACAACACCAAGAATAGTAGATGAAAATGTTAAAAATGCTGGTACATATTGAATAATTGTATCTAGTAAAGGTAATACACCATTTTTCCATAAATCAAGGAACTGAATTTTTAGTGCTTCTACACGTAATTTATTATCTTCTATCCAATTGATAATAGTGTCTTTCAGGGCGATGACTTTCGGCCCAAGTTCTTCAGATAAAAACTTACCAACAGTAATCGACATATTGCCAAACACGGCCTTGATTTTATCAATCAGGGGGATGTTGGACGCAAGTATTTCCACTAATGTTTTGCCTTTACCAGAGACATCCTCAAACCATCCAGCCGTTTCCTCCATTTCCTCGTTAGTTAATGATAGGGCAGTAGCAAATTTAGGGGCTGCTTCACGTCCTAAAGTATCCATTAAAAATGCTAATCCCTTACCTTCGATACCACCGGCTTTTTCAAAACCAACCCGCAAGACTTCCAAAAATGGCACAGTGCCTAGCTTGAGAGCATCGCTCAAATCATCAGCTCCAAAGCCAACTTTTTCTAATGCTTTAAATGCTTTTTCACCTGGCGACTGGATGGCCGTCATGGCGGAGTTAAAGGCCGCCCAGGTCAAATCTAAATCTATACCAGAGCGCCGCATAACAGAGAACAGGGTAATTAATTCATCAAAACTAACCCCAGCCGCCCTCGCCGAACCAGCCGACTGCTGCAATGCCCTGGATAGCGCATCGGTCTGGTCATCTACATTGGCCGCGAATACGGCCATGCGGTCCATTAATGCTGACGTAGTGCCTAAATCATCCTTAAAAACTGTCAAGGCTAGTGATGATAAATCAATCGCTTCCCTCATAGTTCCCATCTTAGCTACAAGTTTTAAACCAACAATGTCTTCCAGTTCTGCAGCCGCAGTTTTAGCGTCAATCTCACCGCCGACTAGTGCTCCCATAGCATCGGCCAGCTCCAAGGTCGGCACCAACCCCTTCTTTCCCACAGCCAGCACCGCATCCTCCAGCATCTTTGTTTCTTCGGCCGTGGCGTTAGCAAAAGCCCCAGCACGTTGTATGCTCTCATTGAATTTTCCAAAATCACTGACCGCCTTAACCCCAGCAGCCGCCGCTAGTCCGGTGACTACAGCCGTGGCTTTAAGGGCGGTAGCGCCGAAATTCATCAAAGTTTTTCCTACTCCGCCAATAGTGCCACCAAACCTTGACAATCCGCTTTCAGCGTCGTCAAAACCACGGCTATCATGCGACGTTTTGACCAAAACACTTAAAACTTGTTCTCCTAGTGCCATATTAACGGTCTTTATTTACCTTATTCTTGAATGTTACCATACTTTGCTCGATTGATAACATCTCCAGGTCTTGCCAGAACACATCAGCAGGCATATCCATAACCTGCTGCCAAGATATACCAAATATCCGCCGGTATTGCATCACCTGGTATTCTAGCGGCACATTAGGTTTGTGACCGCTACTATCAAAGGCATCCGATAATGCCAGGATTAACTGCTTTTTTTTTCTGCTATTATCTCCCTAGATTGATGAATCAAATTAATTATTTTTATAGCGTCCGTGTCTGATAAATTCTCATCAACCGTCTTAACGTTGATAGGGATAGGCTTTTTATTCTCATCAACTAAATCCCATTCAATAATTAAGCCAGCTAATAAATAAATACCGGACATATATTGAGCTTTGTCTGGATAATTCTTTTTGGCATCAATCGCGGCATCATATTGCACGCTTAATGGCATTTGCGGTTTTAACTTTGCCCACCCTCCGTTAGAGAGGGTTATTTTCTTTTCTTTGGTCTGTACTACTGTCGCCATTATGTCGGGCTTACGCTAGGCGATTTGGATGGGCTTGTTGACGGGCTAACCGAGGCGGAGATTGGCATGTCGACTCCACTAATCACTTTCACGTCAAACATCTGGTTATCTGTTGTATCATAGTGGGCGCGGTGGTTGAATTCCTGGTATATCAGGCCGCTTATCTCCAATGGATCGTCAAACGACTCTTTCCGTATATCATTGAGGGTTATCCGCAATTCGTGCGTATCGTCGTTAGCATAATGCCGGATAACCAACGCCCGCTTAGCGATGGACAGATAGTGGTTCCACTCTTCTGCTGTATCAAAATACCGCTTGATTGAAACTGTCACGTCACCCTGTCCTCGCGGCATTATTACCGGGTCTAGCGAGCCGCTTCTGTTAGCGCCGTCTTCCGGCGTGATGGCATGGCTGATATTCCAAACTCCACTGCCTTGCTCGATGCCGGTGTGAGTGGCGGATAGGGCTGCTGTAGCCGTTGCCCCAAAGCAATACTCGGACCGTCCAAACGTGAATGGATTACTTAAATCAGTGTCGTCATAATCAGCATCAGATGGCTCTCTTGACCGTAGCGAAATTGTATCGGCTGCCGCTCCACTCGTCACGTTGGTGCCAGTAGTGATGGTAGTAGCGCTAACTACAGAAACCACTTCAAAATCAATAGTCGTGCCAGCCGCTTTATATAACCTCATGTAATCACCAGCTACCAAACCGGTGGTTGGAGAGGCGTCATAATCAGTTTTCAGGGTAATAGTGTATGTACCAGAGCCGGTGGGCGTACCGTTCAGTTCCATTGTGGATACTTGCTTACGCGCAGCTACATCAACAACCAACTTCATTATATTTTCCTGGAAATCAATGCCAATATTTTTGGCTTCCACTCCAATAAAACGCTTAACGATCTGTCCTTTCAAAAAGTCAATCGTGTAGGAATGGACTGTGTCACCCAGCGTATAGGGATTGGTATATGGATCAGCCCCGGTTGTATTGCCCTTTTGCAATAGCATGTCAAAAAAATATCCAACTGTTCCAGGTGTCGCCAAGCACTCAATTTTTCCGGTATGCTTGCGTAACCCCATGAATGACTTCCACCTAGCCGCCTTGTTGCCAAATATAAATGCAGGGCTGTTCATATTAATCTGCGTGCGGACCGTTTCAGCCATTAACGGCAAATAGACCGTCGGGATGACAGCCGTTCCCTTAGTGGCTTCCACTATTAACGCCATGTACCCTTTATCCGATAATCTTTCAGCCATAGTTTTATGTTATTTTACTCTTAGTGGCTTTATAGTGTCAACCATATCAGCTTCTGGTTACCGTAGCTAGCACATCTATCTGCATGCGGATATGGGCTTCGGCTGTCAATCCTTCTGCATTAAACCCCCTAGCTGTTCCCTCTGGATATGCTGTACTAAACACTACCTGGCCATGCGTTTTTTCTCCCATACTATAATTCTTGCGTAAAATTCCCACGACCGTAGTATCAGCAATGCGATTAGTACTAAAATCCCGGCCGGCAGCATATTGCCGTAATGTACGCTCAATAGTGACCTCGTTAGCAGACTTATTGAACTCATTCCGCTTGCTGGCCACCAACTTTATCAGCACGGTGTGGCGCTCTAAATCCTGCGCAGTGCTAATGCTGGTAGTATCAGTATTTTCCAGTTTGACTGTTACGCATGGCATGGACGAGAGGCCAATCAGTTCCGGATCGCCATTATAAAATTCTTTGAAAAAAGCATCGCCGAGGTTGTCGCGCAACAGTTCTACAATTATGTCCACTATGTCATTTTTGAACTCCTGTGACATATCACCTCCATGCCTTCGCTAAGCGCTTTTTAAGTCCTCCTTCAAAAATGTCTACTATCTTCTCTTTGCGCGCATAGTCTAGTTTGATCATGCGCCTAGCCGGTATCGTCCTTGTGCCTAGTTGATGGTACTTAAAATAATCCACCATATTGCCCACTTCCACTTGATTTTTACCTAGTTTGGAGTAAAAAGAGTCGCGCATCGTGCCGGTGAATTCCAACGGCCCCTTACCAGGCGCTTTTTTCTGCTTATATTGCCGGTATTTAAGGTTTAGCGGAGCCCATTCTGCATTGATCACCTGTCCGCGCGTATCGAAAACATCACGAGTATAAAAATCTTTCAAGTAACCGCCTACGTCTTTTAATTCCGCCCTCATATCGCTGACATCAACGCCTGCTTGCTTTAATCGCCGCATCAGTTCTGGTTTACCCTTAACTTCCACAGTTATATTCATCATATCACCATATTTGTTTGGCCGTGAAACTGCGCGGGCCCCCGGCGTCATCCTCGTCCTCATCCTCCGTGGTATCATCAGGCCAGCCTTTTACGGTGTCATTCTTGTTTTCCTCCTCTTCAGTATGAACATCCGTCAAAGTGATTTTACCTTGCTGGATTTTATCCAATCGTGCCATTATCCTATCCTCTTTTACTTCGCCATCCTTGCTAGTTCCTTGCGCCGCTAAACCGTACTCTTCTTGTAATAAATAGGCAGCCGCTAATTGCCTGGTAATCCTCACTAGCGACTTGGGCACCGGATCGCTTATCGGCAGTACATATCCGGCCGACAGCACCGCCCCCTTGACGATGTTTTCCGCATCGTCCCTCGCCTCTGCGATCATAGCGTCCGTAATATTGGGATTATCAACGAAACCGGCCGTCTGGCGTACCTGCTCAACCGTCACGTAATTACCAAAACCACCTCCGCGCACTGCTTCCGAGTCGGCCAGGGCCGTTTCAACCTCCTGTAAAGAGTGGTAAAACGTCTGCTTATACCAATAATCAGATCCACCAGTAGCATCTTTATATTCTGTATAATGCTGATCAACTTCAATAGTAACTGTAGTCAGTAAAGAAAATGAAGCATCAGCCGGTTTAGTACCATCTACATTAGCTGCTCGATATATTTTAATCTGATCGCCGCGTAATGATGCTACTTTAGTATATTTTTTGTGCGCAAAACTCAACGCCGCAACCGTAATGGTTGAGCCAGAGATGGTGTCTATCGTCCTTTTTTCACACGCTTCATGCCCTGGTGGACCAATAACGAGTATATCCTCATCAGTATCAGTATCAACTAATCCACTAGCATTCTTAACTGTAAATGTAGTAGCTGCAGCAGCAACGTCCGCCGATAATTCAGTCTTTTCCTTTAGATTTAATTCCGGGAAGTTATCCAGTTTTAATAGGTCTGCCATACTATTTCAGGATAGTCTCTTTTTGCGAGCCAGACAACACGGTCGTGTTTTTTTGAAAACCCAAAGTTACAGCAGAGCGTCTGACCTTTAATGTCGTCCCTATCCTGAACCCGCGCATGACCGTTACTGGCGCAAGCGAAGGTGACGCTGATGGGGATAATGATGGGCTTAGTGATGGGCTGGCACTAGGACTCAAGCTAGGTGAAAAGCTAGAACTGATGGATACTGACGGTGACTGGGAAGGTGAGATACTAGGCGATTTGCTAGAAGACTTAGATGGACTCCGCGATATAGATAAACTTGGAGAGTGGCTGGGCGACTTGCTAAGTGAGAGTGAGGGTGAAAATGATGGCGACTTAGAGGGCGACTTGCTGCCTGATGCTGATGGACTGAATGATATAGAGGGTGATTGCGAGGGGCTTTTACTGGGTGATAGGCTGGGACTTTTGCTGGGAGACAATGAAGGAGATAAAGATGGACTATAAGAGGTAGAGAATGACAGCGACGGGCTCTTTGATGGCGACTTGCTGGGACTTTTAGAAGCTGATAAACTGGGTGACTTGGACGGCGATAGTGATGGACTCAAACTTGGCGATAGTGATAGTGACTTGGAAGGCGACTTAGACGGTGAGATAGAAATGCTGGGACTCACACTTAGGCTTAAACTTGGCGATAGCGACGGCGACCGGCTAGGCGACTTGGATGGGCTCAAAGAAACCGACGGCGACTGGGATGGACTGATTGAAGGTGACCGGCTGGGCGACTTAGAGCGGCTTAGTGATGGGGATAATGACGAACTCTTGCTTGGAGACTTGCTCGGCGATTTGGATGGGCTTAGCGATGGCGACTTGGACGGACTGATGCTAATAGATGGGCTCACCGATAGGCTAAGAGAAGGAGATTTACTGGGGGACAGCGAAGGGCTTTTTGAAGGCGACTTAGACGGACTTTTCGATGGACTGACGCTAAGCGACTTAGAAGGACTCTTGGATGGCGATAATGAAGGACTTTTACTAGGAGAAAATGACGGTCCCGTGCCGTCAGCCACCGAAAACCAATCAACGCACAGGGATAATGTGTCAGGCGGGCTAGGAGATACTGAAGGGCTAATCGAGGGGCTTAGGGACGGGCTCAATGAGATACTAGGTGACTGAGACGAGCTTTTTGAAGGCGATAGTGAAGGCGATTTACTCGGACTTTTACTGGGTGAAAGGCTAGGGCTCTTAGATAGCGACTTTGACGGAGATTTTGAAGGAGATTTGGAGGGAGATTTCGACGGACTTTTGGACGGCGATTTGGATGGGCTAATGCTAACCGAAGGGCTAACTGACGGGCTAAGAGAGGGGGACTTGCTAGGGGACTTGGATGGACTAAGCGACGGAGATTTGCTAGGGGACTTGGATAAACTTTTAGATGGTGACTTGGAAGGCGATTTGCTTGGACTTTTGCTAGGGCTCTTGGACGGCGACTTGGATGGGCTCAAAGAAACCGATGGAGATTGAGACGGGGATTTGCTAGTGGATAGCGAGGGGCTTAATGATGCGCTAGGACTGAGCGGCGTGTACGTTATCTCCACCTCGACTCTGGTGATGCGAATATCATCATCGCCGATGTTAGTTGACGCGGTTCTGTATCCGAACTCCCAATTTGCTTTCAGGTCAGCGCCATTGTCAGGCATTGAGTCACCGCTCCCGGGCGCAAATATCTCCTCATAGTTAGTATAGTTGGCCGCCACCGGCGACTGAAGCGCTCCTAACTGTGACGTTGAACCGCTAAACATCACTGTCCTTACTTTGTCAACTCCCTCCTCGCCCGCCGCCCCCAGCTTGGCCCTGATCCTCACTGTTATTTGGCTGATAGCATAATAATCGCCGATAGATGACCAATCAAAGTCAAAGAGGTCATTGCGCGTGGTAGTGCCGCCAGCCGGTGTCTTATTGTACGTCGTGTCATCGTCCGCGCTGACCTCATTGACGCACAGATAATTGCTGGCCGCGCCAACAGCCGTGTGTTGAATTAAACTGCCATCGGCGCTGGGAAGTTTTGTTAATATGGCCATACTACACGGCTAACTGATAAACCCGGCAACTGATTACGTTACTACCGTCAATATAATTGGTAACATCCGGAACGTTGGCCTGCAGGATAAAATCAACGCCGGCTGCTGCACTGCCGTTGCTGTTAATCGTTTCCCAAGTAGCTGTGTTGCGGTTGTATATTTGCAGGTAAACGATTGAGTATCCTGTGGCTGTATTAGTCTGCAATTCACAAGTGATTAATACTGCTGTGAAGTCGGTGTAAACCTTAAACTGGTGGATCGCGTATTGGCCGGTGGCCGTCTGGCATACGCGCACGTCATTAGAAGTGGCAACATCTGTGATATTTTGGGCAGTATAATCTATCTCCAAATCATTATCATTGGCTGGTAATACTACTTCATCGCCCCTAGTATAGTTGGTGAATCCGGGGCTAGGTGATGGAGAGGTTGAAGGTGATAGGCTTGGACTAAGGCTGGGTGATTTTGACGGTGATATAGATACTGATGGGCTTACGCTAGGGGAAAAGCTAGGCGATATAGATACTGATGGAGATTGGCTGGGTGATAACGATAGCGAAATTGACGGCGATTTGGACGGAGATAAACTCGGCGACTTACTTGGAGATTTTGACGGAGATTTACTTAGAGACTTAGATGGAGAAAGACTGGGGCTCAATGACACGCTAGGAGACTGTGATGGACTGATAGACGGACTCTTTGATGGGCTCTTACTGGGTGAGATTGATGGAGAGAGTGAAACAGAAGGAGATTGAGAAGGACTTATACTAGGCGATTTACTTAGACTCTTAGAAGGTGATTTTGATGGGCTGACTGATATTGAAGGGCTGACACTAGGTGAAAGCGATGGACTCTTGGATGGGGATTTAGACGGGCTTTTCGAGGGGGACTTGGAGATTGATGGCGATACCGAAGGGCTAAAGCTAAGCGATAACGACGGACTCTTACTTGGACTTTTGCTGGGTGATTTTGATGGGCTCTTGCTAGGACTTTTTGAGGGCGAGAGCGAGATTGATGGACTGACTGAGGGACTTTTTGATGGTGATTTGCTCGGAGATAGACTTACGCTCGGAGAGACACTTGGGCTTTTCGATGGCGACTTACTAGGAGACTTACTAGGTGATTTGCTAGGCGAGATTGAGACGCTAGGACTGACGCTAGGACTTTTACTTGGAGAAAGCGACGGCGACTTTGATGGAGATTTGGAGGGGCTTAATGAAACACTTGGACTCACCGATGGGCTTTTCGAAGGGGACTTGGACGGCGACTTAGAGGGGCTTTTACTAGGGCTCTTGCTAAGTGATTTTGACGGACTCTTAGACGGGGACTTAGACGGACTTTTACTCGGACTAAGAGATACCGACGGTGACTGTGACGGACTTTTAGACGGAGAAAGGGAGGGACTAAGGGAAACTGACGGACTTACGCTAGGTGATTTAGATGGTGATTTGCTTGGAGACTTCGACGGGCTTTTTGAAGGCGACAAACTAACACTAGGCGAGACACTAGGAGACTTTGAAGGAGATTTACTGGGGGACTTCGATAGACTCTTGGAAGGGCTTAACGAGACTGATGGGCTGACTGACGGCGACTTGCTCGGGCTTTTGCTCGGGCTTTTAGACGGACTTAAAGACGGACTCCTTGACGTTGATGGACTGGCGCTAGGCGATTTACTAGGTGACTTTGACGGGCTAAGACTAATACTTGGTGAAACGCTTGGGGACTTGGATGGTGACTTTGACGGCGACAATGACACGCTGGGACTAACAGAAGGACTAAGGCTCGGAGATTTCGACGGACTTTTGGACGGTGACTTGCTCGGACTAATTGAAACTGATGGTGAAACGCTAGGGGATTTACTGGGTGACTTGGATGGACTTTTGCTGGGACTTTTCGAAGGAGACAGCGAAACACTAGGGCTCTGTGATGGGCTTAAACTAGGTGATTTAGATGGTGATTTGCTAGGGCTCTTGGAAGGTGACAGCGATATTGAAGGAGATTGACTAAGCGATAAACTAGGGGATTTTGAAGGACTTTTTGATGGCGATTTACTTGGGCTTAGTGAAACTGATGGAGATTGAGACGGGGAAACAGAAGCAGATAAAGATGGACTTTTACTAGGGCTCTTGCTAAGTGATTTACTCGGTGATTTTGAAGGCGATTTAGAAGGTGACTTGCTTGGAGATTTTGAAAGCGAGAGTGACGGAGACTTTGATGGGCTTTTACTAAACGATTTAGATGGGGAAAGTGAAACTGATGGCGATTGGCTGGGTGATTTGCTGGGGCTTAAACTCGGTGATAGTGAAGGGCTAATACTCGGTGATGCGCTTTTTACTGTATCGTAATAAGTGACAAAATACGCATCATAAGCGGCATTGGATCCCCAACCCGTGTCATAATATAAAACTGCTCCACCTGCATATATCGGGGTGGCATCCACATACATCGTATAGTAGTTGCTCGTGTCCAATGGATCGCCATCGGCGGACAAGACTATGGCATATTGCGTCGTGGCGATCAGATATGCACCATCGGTAAAATCAAAAAACACGATAGCATCTGCATCTATTGAACTTGGTGGATAAACTGTGCTTGAAGTTGTTAATAATTTATCGGGTAATCCCCCTGAAAGACTGTAAATTTTGAGAACAACGCTATTAGTCGGTGAGCCAGTTTTACCCAATCGCATCTCAACCCCGCATATCTTCCCATTGAATCCTGCCGTAAATTGCTGTCCTACGTATGGCTGGCCGCTATGTCCGAATGGGTATAAATGCCCTGTTGTTTCCCTGTTAACTTGGTCTTCGGAGCAATTTGGTCCTGGTGAAGGTGATGGCGATATACTCGGGCTTACTGAAGGTGACTTGGAGGGGGATTTACTAAAGCTTTTGCTAGGGGATAGTGAGGGTGACAAGCTGGGGCTCTTACTGAGGCTAAGTGATGGTGAGATAGTGGGAGAGAATGAACCAGTTGAAGGTTTAAAGGCGGCAATTATACAAGAGGCATTAGAAGCGCTGCCATCGGTATATGTAATTGTTTTAGAGCCTGCTACACCTGCTGCTACTATATCTGCAAAATACTGTCCAAAAGCACCAGCGCCTGATCCAGCTATTAAGTCATGCCTTTCCGCCGTTCCTGCAAGTGGCGTACGAGCAGCAGCAGTTGCATCATCATCGCCTGAAACTAATACGACTAAATCATTAGCTGTTGCTGTTGTGAATGCACGGCCATAAGGTGAGGCATTATCATCTCCTTTACCCGGAGTGCCATCAAGGGGGCTGACTTGCAATACACCATTATACGATACAGCCATTAATCCTAGATCCTGCGATCCGGAAAAGTTACATACAATATTATTAGCTCCAGTAGCTGGGGCAACTAAATAATATAAATAAACTTGAAAATTACTTAATGCAAAAAACGCCCCTTGCGTCATTAGCGTACCAGCGTAAGTAGGATAATTAGCACTTACTGTTTCATCACCATCAATTACTATTCCAACAACTAGGAGTCTGTTACTGCCTGCGCAGGTATGAGAAACGGTTATGGTATTGCTATCAGCAACACCACTTGATTTATTATCATAAGTTATAGCCATACTCCCCTACTATACCACCTAAATATCATGGTATAGTATGTAGGTTAATTATCTGGGCCGTTTTTTCACGTTATGGTCTGCTTTTTTCAGCTCTACCAGATCTGCTTCTGTCCAGCCCGGTGCCGGCCAAAACTTCTCCACTAGCCAGCTTAAGGGATGAATCTGCTGCTCCCACTTATTGTTGAAAAACAGGTCTTTTGCAGCTAGTTTGGCATTTCGGACTTGTCGCCCTGATTGTGGGTAAGGAAAGCCAAAGTCTCCCCCCTGCGTGCGAAACTCGTGGGCGTACCACGTCCCGTGGTTGCATAAAACTTGTCCGCCAGACAGCCATGTCTTGCAGGCCACCTCAATACCTTGTGAACCCCAACTGCCAAAGGTAGCGTCATCGCATACATTTAGCCTCCAATAGTTCTCTCTAGTCAGCATCCAGGCTGATCCCTGCAGCGACATGGACGGTGTTAGGTCTCCCCGCCCTTCCGGCCGCCTGGTAAATCCCCGGAAATACTGGAAATGCGGTTCTGGGTCAAATAGATAAGCTGTACTTTGCGGCCTCTGCTTACCAATCCACATCATTTTCCGCATAAACCTTGTCTTGTTGTCGCACGTGGGTTCCTTGCAAGCGATGGGCGTCGGCCCCTGGTACCACTTCTTACCGCACTTCATGCACTTCCAGTCGAACGCCCACAAGTTGCGCATAATGGGAACCATCGTGACGTTATCACTTACCTTTTCGTACGCCTCCAGCATTTTGCGGTCGAAACCCTGATCGACGGAGCAGTGGGCATCCATCTTCATCACGTATTTGGCCGTGCTAGCCTGGCACGCCAGGTTGGTAGCTGCTCTCTGCCCGATGGACTTGGGCATGTAGATAATGTTTACCCTGTCATCCTGCAGTACGGCTGGGTTTGGCCACGCGCCATCCAGTGCTACGTTTATCTCGATGTCGGCTTCCCTGTGTGCTAGTATATCCTCTATAGTGCGAGCCAAAAACATCTCATTGCGCGCTGGTATCAATATGCTGATGTCTTTCATAGTAATTCACTTAATTTCCACTTGGTTAGGGCCCGCGCATTCTTCTCCCTCCACCACTTTGGAGGATGCTTAAACTCCGATAGGGCTACTTTAGGACGCGAGTACGTCCCCTCGTGCCGCACATCGACGTTGGGATAAGCGGACTTCCATGTATCAAAGTCATCATCTGAAAAGCCCCCGCGTTTGCGTTTCTTGGTCCCCGGCTCGTAGCCGATAGCGCGGGCCCACGACGGCTCACCCTTTGTCTTCTGGTCCCAGCCCTTTTGCTCGATTATCCTCTGCCGCCGCCGGTAATGATCAAGTACAAACTCACGGTTAACGCATAGACTGGACAGCGACATCATGCGATCGTGCTGAATCACCTTCTTTGACCCCAGCCACCAGCGCCAGATATTGATGTTGTAGTAAAATATATCGTCCCTTGGCGGAATAAAGTCAAAGTGGGAAGGGTCATAGAGTACGTCATGTTCAGTAAAAAATACATATTGCGTGTCACTAGCTTCTAAAGCGGCGATAATCTGCTCAACCATCGTGGGATAACACGGATCGTCGTGGATAATGACATTGTAACCAAAGCCAATAGGCTTAAGCGAAGCACTGTAAATAGGCAAGTTTGCTTTAAATATCTGCTTTTGAACTATGCTATATAATGGCTCTGCTAAGCGATTATCAGTATAGTAAATGATACTTTTACTGGTCATCTCCAGTCTCCTTCTTCATCCCAAGTTTTGAACCAGAACCAGGAACGATACTGATCGCGCCGCTCATTTTCCTGTGTTCGTTTATCAGCACCCAACACATACCACTTATTAATATTGAAAGCTGCAACGTAAGCATCGATCACGTAGCGCACCTGCAAGACGTATGGACGGCGGTAATGCTTTGGATGGTGGCTATACGCATAGTCGTGGCCAGCGATGATACCGCCCTTCCTGATCCTCTTTGACCACTCAAATATATCCTCCGTCACATACTTAAACCCGTGATGGCCATCGATATAAACGAAATCCAAACTCTCCTCCGGAAAGTCTTTGACCGCTTCCATCGAGGTCTTCCTCAATAGTTTGCAGTGTGGATAATTCTTGGTGTGGTTAATGGCTGATTGGTAGATGTCGCTCTGCCTATTCTTAAAATCTTCATCAACATAATAATCTCGGTACGACTCCCAGGGATCAACGCCGTACATTTCAAAGCCCTCTCTAGCCAGACGGCGTAAGTATGAACCACGCTGAACTCCTATTTCCACGCCCCTCTTAAATCCAAGCTGCTTGAAAAACTTGGGCAACTGCCGACGCCCAACGTCAGGTATCTCAACCCGACCTTGCTTATTAGCCGATAGCGTTTTTATTCCTTCCATTATGTCCATAGATATTTTTTTGTTAAACCTTCCGCCGCTCCCCAGTACGGCAATAAATAAATAGGGTCTTTATCGCTATTAGTATGCTTCCTCATTCCCTGCCCTGTCTTGAACTGCAAACAGGCGTACTTTGTGGTGAACTCCTGCCAATCTGTCAAAAACGGCTGACCAATTTCCTTCGGAAAGTTTTTAAGCTCCGTGCTCCACTGTGGTTGTCCTTTAAGCAGGAAATTAAGCCTATCTAGCAAAAACTTACGTCCTGCTACTTGGTAAGCTGTCTGACTCTTTTTGTGAAGGTAGTATTTTTGTCCATAGGGGATGACATAATTATTAGTGTTTCTATAAACGGCGTCTAGTATTGGCGGAACGAATTGAAAATAATCCGGCGAATAGATGCAATCCGCCTCGCAGGATATAACGTAATCTTCCTCCACCATCTCAACCACCATCTGTAACTGACGGCAAAAATTAAAACCGGAAACCCCCACATCGCCAATACACTTATTGATACCCATATTAAGAGGTTTTTGCGTCACGCTATAGATCGGCAAACCATTTCGCTTGGTGATAATATCGTGCATGATCCTGGCCTCAAATTTAGGCTCCTCTTGGTTGCTCGATATATAGATAATGGCTCCTTTTGGCTTCATAATACCCACCTCACGATTATTGACTTAATTCCCAAGTGCCTGGCAATGTCTGCCCGATGGTTTCCATCAACCACCCTCAGATTTGATTTTTTGACTACGATCGGTTTTAGTAGACCGTGCTCCTTAACATCCTGGTAAAGACTCACCCTTTCCTTCATAAACTTATTCATTTTCTCTGGAGTCCATTTATGCTCTCGGTATGACCAGAAACGCCGGTAATAGTCTGTCTTACCGTAGGGCACGCCCCCATCAAGCTGACGTAAAAATCCACGCTGCTGATTATTACCATTATCCAGTTTATCAATCGCTACCCTCTCTAATTTGCTTTTGAATATCAAGCTAGTCATTTCCCTAGCATGGGTCTCGTTGCTGTGTTCCGGTCCCATCTTCACAAAGCCATACTCCTTCCAGTCCTGAAAGTAATCCCTGATCTCCTCCACGCCTGATGATACATGGTCATAAACTGGATTTTTAGCAGCCGTGACAACTATACAGTTAATTGTCTTGAACCTAAGCCTATCCAGGTAGTCCAGCCAATCAGCTACGTTAAAGTAGTAATGAGCGTTAATGAAAGTAGTGTAATCAGCCACCGGTAACTGGTCTATAGAGTCCTCCATGCGCTGAAGCCGCAATTCATATTTACCGCCTATCTGGTCCCGATATTTATTGCCTTTAACAATAGCCTCTTGGTCGGAATCAACTCCAATCACTTGGCTAAATCCATGATCCTCTGCCATCTTAACGTGCAGTCCGGCATTGCACCCCATGTCAACCAAGGTCAATCCATCTGCGTTATCAGGTAAAAATGGATTCACGAAATTATTCCACTTTCCCTCGTTCCAAAATTGGCTATTAATTTCCTGCTGATCACGCTCGGTCATTGGTGTTCCTACTAAATGTTGATATGTGGAAAAAGGCTTCATATCTTAAAATAAATCATCAACAGTAATACCCAGGTTATTGCCCATTCTAACAAGGCAATAATAAGCAGCGACTTTAATTCTGGTGTCATACTTTCCATTTTGGTTTGATTTCCGTCTCGTAATAATCTCGCCACACGGCTAGCGCGTAAGTCCAGCCAGGGGAGGCTTCGGCCGTGCCGTAGTTGTGGGTGCGCGAAAATCTGCGGTGCTTATGGGCGAACCAGGTCTTTTTATTGACCATCAATTTACCGCCCTTCTGCCAAGTCTTAAATACTATTTCATGCGAATCCTGGTAAAGCGGGCCATAACCGTCGGTCTGCAATTCTCCGATGACTTTATCCCACCATTTTCGTGGCATGACCCACATACTGCCTTGCATGGCCATGCTCTCTATAATTAATTCATTCTTTAATTTCCTAGCGCGGCTCTCCCATCGCTGGCCGGCAAACTTGAAACCGCCTTGAATCACCAGTTTTTCGCAATCAACAGGCGGATCGCTCATGCGCTCCCACTTAATCGGATCGAGAAAATACCGCCTCGCGGTTGTGATCCAGTTAGGCTGGCAGTCGTCAGTCAGTATCTTGTCGAATCCCTTAGCGAACATGCAGTGCTCATCTGAGCGCATAATAAAATCACCGGTCGAAGCTAATACACCTGCATTAATTGCACCGCGCATACCCCTATTTTTACCCAGGTGCAATACCCGCACCCGCTCATCGCTCTTGATGGTTTTTTCTGGCCAGTACCCGTCAAGTACCGGGATGATCTCAATGTCGCCGACCGCGTTGGTTAGCAAGTCATCAATGGTCTTGTGCAATAGCGGATCTTTCCATGAAGGGATTATAACTGACAGCTTACTCATAAAGCTGATAATACCAGTTTTATATCCGTTCGTGAAGCTTAATCTGTGATGACTTATCCACGACTGCGATCAACCAATAGGTTTACAGTGAATGTCCTGTTATTGTTTTGCGGCTCGTCCGTGTCAAACGTAACTGTATGGTTACCTGCCACTGGAATTTGCAACGGCACATAAACGGATGGAGATTCAGCTAAGGCGGTTTGGTCGTAGTAATACTGGTATGTGGTGCTTTCGGCTAATTCCGTTTTACTAAATAGCACGTTACCGTCCACATCCTTGAGTGAGAAGTCAGCCGTCCAGTCACCCGCGCTTGGGCTGGTTGATGGACTAATGCTAGGGGATTTAGATGGGGATTTGCTAGGGCTTTTCGAGGGTGATTTCGAGGGTGATTTTGACGGTGACTTGCTTGGTGATTTAGAAGGGCTAAGAGAAGGGGACTTGCTTGGTGATTTTGAGGGAGAGTAACTAGGAGACTTGGATGGTGACTTTGACGGCGAGTAACTAAGAGAGATTGAAGGAGAAAGCGACGGACTGCCCGAATTAGGCGGTGAAACAGAAGGTGAAATACTGGGGCTAAGCGATGGAGATTTGCTAGGGCTTAATGATGGTGAGACAGAGGTGCTTAACGAGGGCGATTTACTAGGGCTTTTGCTTAAAGACTTAGACGGGCTTAACGAGGGCGATTTACTAGGCGAGCGGCTAGGTGATATACTCGAGCTTTTTGACGGGCTCTTTGATGGAGACTTTGATGGAGACTTTGATGGGCTTAAAGACGGGCTCTTACTAAGAGACGGACTAGTTGATGGAGACTTGGAAGGCGACCGTGACAGTGACGGGCTCTTGCTTGGGCTTAATGATGGTGAAATACTAACTGATGGTGAATAACTAGCCGACGGAGATTGGGAAGGGGAAAGGCTGGGGCTCTTGCTTGGGCTTAATGATGGTGACAGGCTTTCAGACGGTGAAATCGACGGGCTAAGCGAAGGTGATAATGAAGGCGATGCGGATGAAGCGTTTGGGCTTAAATCAGGGATAGTGAGGATTATCCCACGGATCAAGCCGTTCAAATAAAAAGCATCAGATATAATCTGATTGTTGTCGGCAACCACGTTCAGAATTGGCTGGATGTTATATCGTTGTATCCCAAATTTACTCATAAATAATTGCCATTAGGGTTGGCAAACACCCTTTCAGTTAGATAAAATTACGCTGCTTTCAATACCGCAAATGCTACTTTAAGAGTACCGTTTAATGCTCCGCTAGCATGGATATTCTGCAGGATAAAGACACAACTACCGGCTGCTGGGGTAATGCGGGTTACGATTGGCATGCCATCAGTATCTGTGCCAAGCTGGACGGATGATAAGACAATATCAGCCGCCGCAATCTTATTATCAGTTAAGGTGATGGTATAGGTTGAACCGGCCGCCGTGGTCAACGAAGCAGTCGTGATGATGCCAGACATTTTGTTCAACGTGCCCGCGCCGCCAGACTCGGTGACCGTACCAGCATCTACAATCAGACCTCCAACATGGACCTTGCCTCTTAATTTTGATATTAAACCCATAGTTTACTCCTTTTCTTCATCTAATTTGGTTAAAATCTCGACTAAATCGACGCGGCTTAACTTGCTGGCTCCCGCTACGCTTCGCTCGATAGCAATTTTAGTGACCTCTGAATTTTCTAAGCCAGCGTAGTTAATAGTTTTCGCCTTTTCATCTACTCCCCCTTTGATAGTTTTTTTCTCAACAGCGCCAGCTAACGCTAATCGGTGAGCCTCTTCATTGGACACCACTAACGTGGATCCCACTTCAAAATACTCTCCGTTGCGCTTTATCCTTTGTGTGGCCCTTACTTTTCTCATGCCGTCAGTGCTTAAGGGCTATTAAGCTATCGGGGTCGTGATGAGGTACCCTGCTAATGCTGATACTAACTTGTCGTCCCTGTAATCGTCGCCAACTCTCACGAATGCTCCCCGGCGGTCTTCTTCGTTAGTCCCTCGTAATCTCTGGACGATCTTGTTTTTCCACTGATAGTTCAAGCCAAGTGTAATGTATTTTGGCCGTGGGTTCGGGTCAACGTAGGCTAACAGTGCGAAGTTACCCCAGATATAACCCATGTCATCAGTCTGTCCTTCTGTAGCTGTGTTTTTTCCGGCCTTAGCTACAATAACTTCGTCCACTCCTAATATCCGCGCGATAATCTGCTCCGTGGTGACGCCGACTTGTGAATACTTGATGCGCTCCAAGAAGTCAGGATGATCAACTATCTTGTCAAATATGCCTCGGCTAATTACTAACTTGTTGGGTTCCTTGAAAATATCAGCATGAATAGCAGTCTTACCTGTACGGATGTCGCCGATGGGATCTGAGTTTGAGTAATCACTCCAAAGAGAAGTGCCGGACAGTGTTACTTTATGGGCGGAAGCGTAAGATCCAGCCGTGGTCAACAGGGTAGTTAGTTCAACCTCGCGGTCAACCATTTGTAATTCTCTTACGTTCTCGGTCGCATCAGCAAATGGGTCATTACCAGTCTGAACGTTGTTGGCGACATCCTCGTCGGTCACAAACTCTTTCTTAGCGTGATCTTCGCAATAATACGTCAATCCAGTAGTTAGCGAGTGCTTAACCTCTTCGGAAGCGCCGCCAGCAGCACGGATACCATGATTTTTACTAGTGCGGAACCTGCCTTGGTCATAAACAAAATGTTGTCCGCTCTGTTTTGCCACTTTCAAAGTGGGAAATAACTTTTCTGCCACGTACTCATCATTCTCGTAGGCAATCGCTACGTTAGTAAGTATCGGGTCAACTCCTAAATATCTGTTAGTAGCCATAGTAATAAATTAAGCTTTGTGATGGAAGAAAGTTAATAAAATCTCAATTACGTCGTTATTGGCGCCAGCCGCTTCAAGAGCTACACCGCGAACAACATCACCTGCAGTTGTAGTGGTAACAGCTTTGCCTGTGGAGGTGGCGGTCACATAAGCACCTTTTGCAATAGCAGCAGATGCTGTAACTCGTACCGTACCAGCTACAGCCACCGGCACCGTATCGCCGGAAGTATTCGCTGTATCTTGATTACATACGCCATAAATCTTGTCTGTACCAGCCGTTGCTACGTCGACCCCGGTTGAGGTCAGCTTAACGAAGCGGTTGGGCTGGATCACCGCATCTGATAATTCATTTTTTACTAATGTTGGATTTTCTTGTGCCATAAGTTATTAATCTTAATTAGAGTTTACTTCTTTTTGATATGCCTTGTAAAGAGCGGGGTTAGCGGCCTTAGCTTTCTTTAATGCCACCTTATATTGCACTTTGTCATCAGCCATGATTTTCTGGATAGCTTTTTCAAATTGCTGGGTGCTATTGCCGACATTGCTTTCATCATCGCCAATCTCTCGAAACATCTGAGCATCCGGGATATTTTTCATTACTGCTTTAAACAGCTCAGCTTGCTTGTCGCTAAAAGACAAAATAAGCGTAGTTAAGTCATCTTTGCCAGCAGGTAGTACGCGTCCGCCTTCACTACCCACGATATATCGCTGGGCTTTTTCACTAGCCTCGATGCTATGAAGTTTGCTCAATGCTTCTACACCCTGCTTGGCATTTGCTTTTAACTCTATTAATTCGGAGGCTTTAATCGCCACCGTTTTTTCTTTTCCTTTCACATTTTCATCTTCTTCGGTTTCAGTCTCCGTTTCTGTTTCAGAGTTATCCCCAGCCTTTTCATCTGTTTCAGTTTCTTCTTCTTCGTTTTCCCCATCTTCTGAACCCTTGACTACGCAAGTCATCTTGCCGTCCTTCATTGTTATCTTGCCGGTCTTGCCGCCCATTTTACATGCATCGCCTTCTTTGGCGAATATGTCCCTGTAAACCTTTTTTTGCTCATCATCATCATCAAACTCTTCCACGCTGATGCGGATATAGGCTTGTTCGTCTTCGGTGAGAGTAGCTATATCCTTTGCTAAAATTGCTTCAAGTTTTTTGTTCATAGTTGAATTAGATTGAATCTTCGCTAATAATATCATATCACCCCTACTGGCTGTCAAGTTATCTTTTGCGGTTATTGGCGCCAGCTCTTTAAACAACGGTCGATTGACCAGTCCGCCGCCAATCAAAACCCAGCCCATCTTTTCTCCCGTCTCCGGGTCGGTATAACTGGGACTGAATTCTGGCGAGAAGAATTTATATTGCTTTGCTTTTATTTTTTCCAGTCCTAACTTTGTCCACTCTACGGTTGCTTCCAGGAACTCCCCAACCCTTTCCAGGGCTGTCATCCATCCGGCCGCCTCGCCTCCATCGTGGTCAATGTCAATAGGCACGCCTTTGCGCACATCACTGTTAAAGTTAGCAATAATTTCATCTAGATCGGTGGCTGTTATTTCCAGTTTGCCTTGCTCATTCTTGACGTTCTCCGGCAAGTAAGGAGCCTCCCACAGTCCGATTGGCAGCACTTGAATTTTTGTAGGCGCCTTGCCGTCGCTACCCTCCACTAGGGGAATGAACGGTAATAGGCTTTCCTTGCCCTTGTGTGACTTATTGTATTGCGCCTGGCAAACAGCCCAAGCCGATTCCTTCTTTGTCCGACCAGCTTGTGGCTTGAAACCGGAGTCTTTGAGCAGCTTGTTCACGCAACGTTCTACTTCTTGTGGCATATACTACTAAAATACTATTTCCAGCAAGCAAAGACAATAGGGGTGGGCAGTTGGGGCATCTTTTGGGCCGACAATAGTCTGAAACGACTTGTCTATGGAAATGACCTCGTTATCCAACGGGGCGCAGATTGGGCAGACCTTGCCTTTAATCGCTCCACCATAGAGCCAGCGTTTCTTTTTTGCTCCCAGCTCGCGTCCTGCTGTCACTATGCCGCGCGCGTGCCCGTTAACTGTCTCCGTGCGGGCGATCATACGGGCTCGATTAGGATCATCAATAACATCTATCATCCGGGCCGCCGATTCATCTATTGTGCGATGTTCCTTCAATGATGTTTTTAGGATCTGGTTAAGCCTGTCTTTAGTCGTCTGCGTTAGGCTATTAGCCAAATCCAGGCCGTGGCGGCTGATCTCTTTTTGAAAACGCAGCTCCTTGGACGTAAACCCCGTATTAATGCCAGACGACCGCTCCATATTTTCTATACCTAAGTCATAGATGTCCCCAAGTGTTTCCGTGAATAAGACAGATAGCAGCAACTTCTCGCCATTCCAGTCAATGCTGCGCGTGAACTCCTGCGCTTTTACCAACTCTGCAGAAAATTCAAACCAATCAATCTGCATAAACAGGCGCTCGCTGGCTTCCCGAAAATACCGGCGCAGTTTTCTTTCCATCCGGCCGCGCGCCGCAATCAGCCTGCGAAATGCGTCGCGGTCAATCTTATAATTGGGGTGAAATTCCTCTTTGGCCGTGATTACTTCCGACAGCTCATAGGAAACCTCAATCAGCCCCGACAATGTTTTGGAGTTTGGCGATGGCATGATCAACTTTTTCCTTTATCCCCTTAATTGTCATCATTTTAACTTGGTCGTCTGCCCCAATCGCGTCAAGTTTTTTGTTGATATCGGTTTCTATCTTATCAATCCGGTCGTTCATCTTCTGCTGCTCCTTGATCAAGTCAAGTTGCATCTTAGCGTATTCCTCTTTACTGATAGCATCGCCCTTAGCTTTACGCTCCAGCACCTTTGCCTTCATCTGCAAACGCTTAGTCCGTAACTGGCTACGCAATCCCCTAACTTTGTCGCGGCGCTCCCTAGACAGTTGCTTTTTCTGTCGCGACTGCTCTTTGCGTTGCTGTTTATCCGCTTCAGATTGTTTCGAGCGGCCTTTTTTCCCTTTACCGGACGGCTTTGCTTTCTTTCTAGTGGACCAGTAAAGTTTTAGTGCCTCGCTAATCTTTGACCGATGCTCTTGCGCTAACGGCACGCCAGCAGCGCCAAACACAGTGGCTAGCACTCCTGTGAAGTTCATCCGCTCGCTGGCTTCTACCGGCTCCTCCTCTGGCTCTTCCTCAAATTCTAGTTCTTCAGTCGCCTCCATTGCCGTTTCCTGCGCCTCCATCGCCGCCTCGGCCTTCTCCAGTTCAGATAGAAAGACGTTAAACTCAATCTCCGCCCGCAGTCCTTCAGGCAGCTCTGGCAATCCCATCGAGTCACGCAAAAACTCCTCCAATGATTCATCTGGCGTGATGAGTCCGACTTGCACCATGCGCTGAATGGCAGCCGTTAAATTGGTGTAATCGGTCTGGCCGATTTTGGTGACGCGCAATTCCGGGTAGGCATCCTGGGGTCCGAAGTTAATATCAATGAGCCGCTTAATAGCATACTGGCTAATAGTGGCTGCCACATAGTTGGCTACATACTGCAGCGATAGCAGGAACAGCGCACTCTGGTCCTTTGATAGCGCGAAACTGCCGCCAGCTCCCTGCCCTCCCAAATCCATAAACTGCGCCAGCACGTTAATCAAAATCTGGCGATTGTGGTGCTGGATAGTTTTACTGGGATCAATACGAGTACCGGCACCCATCTGCAAAAAGCCAAATTCCCATCCATCTTTCCATTTCAAGTAGCTCTCTTCGTTAGCGCGGATGTTTTTCAAGTATTCCTCGGCTTTATCTTCATCGCTCTTAGCCGCTCCGCTTGGCACCTTGACGTAAGGAATACCGATGCCCTGTCGCTCTACCGCCATTGCCTCAATCTGGTACAGTTTATCCTTAGTGAACCAGTTGCGGTATGAACTGCGCATGATTGACTTGCCATACCAGTTATCGCCCTCTTTCTCATTGGTATAAATAATCAACTTTTCGATTGGTATGCTAGCCTCACCACCGGAGAGCGTCCACTGCGTAATGCCATTCTCTCCGTCGTTTGTTTCCCAGCGTTGGATAGTCTTAGGTAGGCGAGGAGCAAACTTACGCCAGCCTATCTTTCCATCTTCCCGCAGCTTATAGACGATCTCAAATACGTAATGCCCAAAATCAAGATAGTTGAGGCTATTGCGCAAAAATTCCTCCCAGGTATGCGACATGCCCCCAAACAGCTCTTCTTCGATAAAGTCAGCGTGTTTCTGGTATTTTTCATTTTTCTCTTCGCCCGGAACAACCGACCAGCTTGCACCCAATATCGGCAACTTCATCGCCCACAGCGAAGCGCGCACAGTGGCGTCATTCCGCATCTTCTCGTAAATTTCCACGCCAGTAGTACCGGTTAAGTCGGTATTGTAATCAGCATCGGTGATATATCCGCCGGTGAGCAGCGTGCCGGTGCCGCCCAATTCCAACTTCGGCTGGGCCATTTGCTTAACCTTGTTTAAGTCCTCAACCTCATCTGTTTTCTTTTTCGCCATACGTTTCCAGTTTATCATTAAAATTCTTTATTACGCCAGCCCGCCGTATATGGCCTAGCCTTTTCAGACTTTTCCCTGTTCGGCGGAGAAAACGCGACAGACATATTGCGATAATAAGCAATAATGCAAGCATCCGCCTTGTCCGGGCTCTTGTAACCCCGCTTTTTATAATCTTTCTTGCTCTCCACCACCCGCCGTCCCTTGTTATCCTGTTTCCATTGCCTAGTGGTTAACTGCATGAGCAAGTCTTGGTCAAGCGGCAATTCCGCCTCATCCAAGACTGTTAGTAAAGAAAACCAGGCTTCGGAAATAAGATTGGGATATAAATCTTTATTCAACGGTTCTCCTCCAAAATTCACCGGGATTACCGTATATTCTCGCTTAATCATTTCATCCGTCACGCCGCCACCAACGCCGGTATCATCAATCTTAATTGGTAACCTCTTGTTGTTATCCACAAATAACTCCAACTTATCACAGATGGCTGTCGTTCTTTGTTTTGAATATTCCTCTAGCCCCAGTGTTTTCAACCCTTTAACCATATAGAGAACAGTCTTATCACTACCCATCCTGGCTACGTCTACGCCTACCTCCACTGTTCCTTCCGCGTCAATCGTCCGGTTCATTGCTTCCATCACCCGGTCGCGCGGTATGATGCTAGACTCGTCCTGGCTGATCGGTTCGCCTAGCCACTTGTGGGCGTACTGCAATGGATTATTTAGCTTGTCGTTAGCTATTTCTAAGGCGATCTCGGGCGATAGTAGATTTTCCCGCTCTAGTACATCATAATTGACCTGTTTAACGAACGTACGCGGCGGAGTGTGCATAACGTATCGGATATAAACCGGATCCAGTTCGGTGAAACGGTTGAAGGTAAAAATTAACTGGCTGCCTTCCTTGCGGATAGTGGGGGTTAGCACGTCCAGGCTATCCTCCGTCACCGCTTGCGCCTCTTCCACCCAGCAAATATCTATCCCTTCCATACTCTTAACCTGCTGGATGTCATGCCGCAATCCCTTAAAAAGAAACTCCGTACCGGTGAGGGCATTCACGATCGCCTCATTGCTGACCACGTAATCATAAAATCCATATCGCTCAATGCTATCCTTTAGCAGTTTATGGACGCTATCCTTGATGGTTTTCTGCACTTCGCGCGTGCATAAGATGCGAAACTTCTTGCGCCTACCCCTAACTAGCAAGGCATCAGCCGTCTGGCGGCTTTTGCCAGAGTAGCGGCCTCCGTGGAAAACTATATTGCGCCAGGATGGATTGTAAAGTTCCCTGAATTCCGGTGGCGCTTTAACCTCTACTATCTTTTGTTCGGGGATCTCCATGTGGCTCCTCTCCAAAGAATTTAACCAACGCGAGCGGTGGAGTCTCATTGATCAGACGATCCGGCAATTTGCCGTGCATAGAATCCATTAATTTATCCCAAGCCGATAAATCGCCTTTACGCGCTTTAAGTAGTAGCGCGAGTGTTACCCAGAATTGCTGATCGTGCTTTTCTGCCTTACGCGTGAGGGGATTTTTTTCATCTGTCATCGTTTCCATTATCTCTCGCACTACCGTCTCTCGATTGCGTAAACCCTTTTTCCTTCCTTCCGGATTACCAGATTCGCCAGGTTTCCACCGATATTCCTCTGGTGGGATTATACCGCCATTTCCTGCATGTTCAGACGCCTGATCTACGCTTGCTGGATTTTCTTGCTTTTTCATATCCACTATCATACAACTGTCACGGCTTTTCGACTAGTTTCATTCCGTATTCATTATCGCCTTGCGGCACGACTATATCTTTACGCAAACGAAGGCGATTATTAGAGAATGGACGATAATTAACTTTATGCTGCCATCTACCCCATTTCTGCACTATTTTCGTTACATCTGGATGTTGATGCCATAATGATAATGCCATCTCTTTACGTCCATCGAATTTATCATCTTGTTTATACAATTCATCGGTATTTCCTCCCTTCATTGACATCGTTACTGTCTTCTCGCACAAAAACTGATAAAACAGCACCGTTACCCAACCATCTTTAAGCACGCGTAAAGACAAATCAGTATCCTCGTTATAGCGGCCGCGCCATCGATAAGGCAGGTCATTTTTGATTAAAATGCATGAATACACCCTCGTGTTGAGGATAAACCTAGATTTTTTAGCTTTGCGGGCCGCCGCGAACATCACGTAATGCATGCCAGACAACGCTATGTTTTAATAGCGATCGGCAAAATCTTCAATTACCCGGAAACACACCCCATCCAGCACCTCGATTTTCTTATTCTGATGCAATCTCCGGAACGAGCGTAAATTATCGTCTAGTATCCAATGGCGCTCATAGCCTTCATTAACCGCGTGCTCCCACACAAAGTTCCTCGCTGGTATACTACCCTGCCCAAGATTGGAAAAAGGCAAGGTAATGATCTTGGCTGGATCAATGACGGCCGCGTAAGCCTCGTATTCTTGCGGCTCAACTACGATGCGGTAAGAAACATTCATCCGCTCTAAAGCCATGCTGGTCAGCCGGCGCTTCCACCTTCCTTTACTGATGATATAGATTGGATATTTAGATTTTATAATATGGTTGTTGCTTAAATTTTAACCAGATATTTGACGGTTTTATTCTCCATCTATTATTTTCTTTTTTCATGTTAAAATAGTTGGGATATTTTTTTATTAAATTTTCACATCTAATTAAACTTTTTTCTTCTGTATTCTCTGTATCAGTATTACCACCTTTCATTTTTCCTGTTGTTATTTTTTCTATTAAAATATGATTAAATAATAAAGTGCAATATTTTTTATATAAAATTTGTAGTGAAAAATCAGTATCTTCAACGATTCTATCATTAAAAAATAAATCTAAATTATTTCTTAATAACATACAGGAATATATTTGTTTATTTACGTCAATTTTATTCTTTTTAGAAAATGCGAATACTGTATGACATAATCCAGCTCCTCCAATATTATTAAAATATTGGATATACTGTTCTATTTCTATCAAAGCATTCTGGGCATTTATTATTATATTTTTATTATTTTCACGTTTCCTAAAATTTTTTATATTATCATCCATTTGCCAATGATATAAAGATGATACAGAATGTTTTAAGCAAAAATTTC